TAACACGTGTTATCGCAATATTGTACGGGATAGCGGCGTCGCCGAAGAAGCTCTTGAGTGCATGCGGCAATTGGACACCACTACAGGAACTTTCTTTTCCGGTTTATGGTACCGGGTCAAAGGCAAGGTAAAATCAGGATGGCCTTGGACAACAGATGAAAACTGTTGCCTTAATGGTTTAATGATTGATTCAGTCTTTGATTATATGTTTGGTGGTGTCTATCGGGCTATTGTTATGGGTGATGACATGTTAGCCGGCATACCAATGCGCTTGTTCCATGAGAAGTGGGATGAGCAGCAGTATAAGTTGGCCTGCTCGTGCTTTGGACATCAAATGAAAGTTATTATCCATGATAACCCCTACACACCTTCATTCTGCTCACAGTATTTTTATCCAGCAAACCTCACTGAGGATATATTGGGATTTGAGGCGGGCCCACTGCGCATCCTGGCTCCAAAGTTGGGTCGCGTGGTGGGGAAGTTTGGGTATGCTTTTGGTATGCCCAACAAAGATAAAGTTGATTTAGCTATGGCCAAAGGCGCGGCACTCTCTGTACTGCCGGGTGCAGAAGTAGTGCCGGGATTACGCCTATTGGTCTCCCACGCCTTGAGTCGGACTAGTGAGGTGGTAATGCCACGAGAATATGAATACTTCAAAGCAATTGACATTGGTAAACAGTGGATGACGCTACCACATATGTTGATGCCTAACGATGAAACCGATGTCATGCTCAATGCCCGTTATGGTTTGACGGGTTTGCAATTGGATGTGCTGATGATGGAGGGGCGACAGCAGTTTGTAGATTTCTGCGTCGCCAGGGAGTAAAACCCCTAGCCTCGGACCCTTTCAAAGTGCCCACAACATACGAAGTGTGAAAATCTCTTATGTGTGAACATATCTCTAGTAGATACGAACTTTTGAAAACATGCCAAAGAAGGGAGTCAATGTGAAGAATGCAAAGAAGAATGTCATGGCAAGACGGAAAAGTAAAGCGCCAGTCAAGCTTTCAAACGCGTCTACGCGAAGACAGGTATCGGGCCCTCGCGGAACTTCGAACTGGATGCAGCGAGTGTCTGGCACCGAGTCGTTGGGCGCGGTGTTTGAGCTGGATCGTGTGCAAAGTTTTGACTTTTGTCAACTCGATCTCCATGGTACCAGGACGGGTAATCTCTTCAAGATCTATGAGAAACATTTTGTTCATTCTCTCAAGTACCGTTTTGAACCTACCCTGGGAGCCTCAGCCATTGGACAGATATCAATGGCTTTCGAGCATGATGTCACGGACCTGCCTCCAACTGAAGATACTGCAATTGCGCATTTTGCGTCGTTTGCAGATAATCTACTCGGTCCTATCTGCCAGGTGCATACATTGGAA